CACCACTATACGAAGATGATCCTACACCACCTGAAGTATTGATGTCGCCGCCAACACCTGTTCCACCAACACCACCATTTTGAAGACCGCCAGTAGCGGAGCAGTATGAACCAAATGATGATGTGCCTCCATCACTTGACGATATTCCAGCAACAGTTACGGCAACCGAAGTAACACCAGCACCAGCTAAGTTGTAGATTGTCTTCATGGCAAAACCACCACCGCCGCCACCTGTGTTTGCTCCACCACCCCCAAAAACTCGCACACGAACGTTGTTGATCCCCGGAGGCACAGTAAACGTGCCTGAGACACCAAACACTTGAACGTTACCCGTTCCGAATGGCCCCGAACCGGGGTAATTCAAATTACTGTTAATAGTCAATGGCATATTAAGCGCCTTTCAAAACTACGTTACGACCAGCAATTGTTCCTTTAACACCACTTACGGTGTTGGTAGTGAAATCAAATGCTTGCGAACTTGTGGTTGATGGATATTGTGAATTCAACGTGGTTGTACCGTTAGTTTGAACCACGCCTGTTCCACCAGCAGAGCAGTCAGAAGCCGCAACACCTGCAAGGTAATAACCATTAGCAGGAGATGGATACAAAGCTGGTTGACTTACTGTTGTTCCAGCGGTAAGTGTTGTTGAATACGTTGAAGCACCTACGTTCAACAAACCAACTTTCAAAGTCAGGCCATTATTGGTGATGTAGGAGAAGGCAAACGTATTGTCATACAAACTTATGATACGTGGACATGTGGCTGGGCCTCCACCTGTATTTTTATCATTTGCCGTAAAACTGGCAGTTGAGATCGAGCCATTGCTTCTACCAAATGGTGACGCAGTAAGGTTTGATGAAAAAGTGTAAACATAGTTAGGCGCGCTATTATTACTCGGCATAGTAAGAGAAACAGCAATACCATTAGCACCTATTGCAATATCTCCCATACAACCACTGTAAAACGTGTCGATGTATAGAGTAGTCCAACCTGTACCAAAATAAGAGCGCTCAACATACGTATTACCGCTGTAGTTATACATTCCATGGAATACACCTGTAGGGCTTACTGCACCACCTGAATTATAGTAATTAGTATTTCCTTGGCTGTTTTGATATTGAGTGCAATAAGCAACATAGTTTGCGCTAGTTCCTCGTCCAAATTGGAATGATGAGCAGTATCCTCCACCTGTATAAAAACCTCTTAGCGTGATAGTGCCACCGGGCGATGCGTAAACTTGCATATCGTACCAAGTTCCTGAAGCGCCCGTATTTGCTTGGTGTATGTATCCACCAGAATCATTAAATGACATTACATACACGCCACCATAACTGCTTGAATAAAAACCAATTACAAAACAATTGTCATTCCACGGAGCCAATCCGTGTCCAGATCCAAAAGAATAATAGTCTGGAGTTGTGATTGAATAGCCAGTTTGATTAACAACTGATTGCGTAGCCAATAAACTGTATGTTGAAGAATAAACTTTTATAACAATGTCATTACCGCTAGTTCCCCAAGTAATAACTAATTTGCCATTTTTCAAACACACGCAACGAACTAAACCTTGACCAATATTAGTATTGGTTGCAACAGTTGTTGTGCTATACAAAGAGCCATCAAAATTAAATACTGAAAATTTTACAGTACCCGTTGATCCTGATCCAACCGTATAAGCAATTACAAAACGGTTGTCTTGCATCGTGCACATGCTTTGCCATGTAATCGCATCGGAGAACGGAACGTATGGAGTTAATGTAAAGTTAGTTCCAGAAATTGACGCCTGATTTGCTGTCAATGTTTGAGTGGTAGCCGCCAAGAATGATGCAGAATTCGGTGATGATCCTGATCTTGCATAGCCATTTACATTCGCTGTTCCAGTTCCAACTGTTATGGAAGCACTACCAGTTTTTCTGAAAGATAAATCTGATGGCAGTATTTGAATATAAGCGCCGCCGCCAAACGTATATGAAGGAGAAACATTACCGCTCCACAATATTGTGTAATACGTTGCGCCAATAATTATATCGTACTTTGAGTAAGCATAGTTGTTTGTCATGCCCGGCATGTTATAAGCGATTGTGGACGCTATAGTTCCAAAACCGTTATTGCACTTGTAAATATACATACCGCCATAAATACCATCGTTATTAGAAAGATACATGAATCCGCCACTTGGTATGGCTTTGATTTCATTAAATAACGAATAGGTGCTGTTTACATACGATGAAGAAGTTACCGTATTTGTAGCTGGGTCAAAAATTTTCCCGTAACTATAATAAATACCGCTAGAACTTTCTACGTAAACAAGGGCAAAAGTCCCGTTTGCTAGTACATCCATAGCGTATTGCCCCGAAGTCCAATAATCGTTGCCTACGCTATAGCTTCCTACATAACTTCCAGTAGTTGAATATCTATACATATTCAACTGTGTCGAACTACTAGGAGCGAGTACGTAAAATGAATTATCTGAGAGCGCCCTAACAATAGTGGGATATCCCGTGGTGTTGTACATAGCTGTGGAACTTGTTAAAGCTCCTTGTACACCAGTTGAAGAATACACACGTGTGCTTATTCCAGTGCCATTGGCTGTGGTGTTTGCGGCAATCACAAAACCACCATTAGCCAATCCAGTCATGGTGAAAGGCATTGCATAAAGCAAGGATGCATCTTGTAACAACGCTGTTACTGGATTTCCCGAATTATCATACACGCGATAACGTAGAGAATAAGAACCACCTTGTTCGCAAAACGCGACTACAAAACCACCACCAGTTAACGCGCATACAGAAATAGTTCCTGTTTGATAAGGATAATATACGCTAGTTACTTGTGTCTTAGCTACAACTTGATTTCCATTCTGATCAATAATTTTGAAATAAGGATATGCGGTAGTAGTTAAGCTAGTTGGACACATTACAACAACAATGTTGCCATTCGAAAGTTGTGCTGAAAAATCAGCCCGAACATTGTTGCCACCGCTTGGAGATGTGTTTTCTGTCCATACATTTTGAATCGTAGGATTCGTAAAATTCCTGTTGGGAACAACAGTCGCTGGAATTGGGAATGTACCTGTAGACACAGCATTGGCAGGAATCACACCAAAGTTGCTGTCTTTGTAGTACACCAAGTCCCCAGAACTAAATCCATTGGTACTTGGAACTGAAGAATAGCTTGGTGTGAGGCTGTTATTGGGAGTTGTTGGAACAATTCGTGACATGATCAGCTTTCGTATCCGTAGGCAGTTACAGAGCAAGAGGCGGTTGAGCAGTAAACGACAAGCAATGTAGCGGCTTGTGCCACCATGCCGCCGCGTTCTAAAACACCGCCGGGGGGTAAAACAGTTTGATATTCAATGTATTCGCTTGCCGCTGGTGTAGCTGATGCACACAAAGCGACATTAACTGCCGCCGCGCTTGAACCAATGTTGACTACATTGATGTTAAAGGTTGCGGTTTTACCAGTTGGTACGGTATACACCGTAGTGTTGGTAGCGATTGCTGGGTTTGATTGCCCTAAAATTCCAGTTGCCATGCTGTTTCCTTAAAATTGAGCACAGAAATAAACAAAGTCTTTGCTCACTGCGGGGACTTGATCGGCCCATACTGGAGCACCTGTTGTGCCGTTTGATTGCAAAACCTGACCAGCCACACCGTAGTTTCCGTTAAACGCAACCGCGCTTGTGGGGCTGATGGTAATTGAGTCTGCGGCGTTGTCATTAGTCACCAAACGCAAATAGTGGTTTGATTTTGTACCAACAACTAAATCTGTACTGATTGAGTACAGATACACAACATTTGGCGCTTGGAATGGTCCAGTTCCCGCATAATTGGAACTGTTCATACCAAAGTCACCATAGTATGCAGTTGCATTGCTCAAATTGTTTGAAACAATGTAATCAACTGAAGCAGATGTTCCAGAACTGGTGTTCTGAATAATGCTCTGTGCGTAGCTATTGACCGAAGTCTGTTGCGAAGCAAATATGTTTGTATCGCTATAACTCAGTGTTCCGTAATTAAACGCACCTACCGTCGCTGAAGTAGCGATTGTCTTATTTGCGGTGACTGTATTACCAGTGACTGTGGTACCAGTGACTGTGGTACCAGTTACATTTGTAGCATTTAATGTATTGGTGCTCGAATTAAATGTTAGATTGGAACTGAAAGTTGTCGCGCCAATACCGCTTTGAAATGGAATCTGATACTGAGCACCACCGGCAATGTTTGTTGTTGATGTTGCCGCAGGGGCCGCCGCCCACGTAAACGTGGTGCCTGACCAACTAAGTACCTTACCAACATCTGCGACCGTTGGTGCAATTGCAAACGTTGTGTTGTTTGGCGATGATTGAAAAGCCAGTTGAAAAGCCGTTCCACCAGCCAAGTTTGTTGATGTTGTTGCCGATGTTGCCGTACTTGCGGCGCCTGCTGTTGTAGCAAAACCTGCAACCGCCGCAGTACCAACTGTGATACTCGCGGGGTTAGTGTACGTAGGCAAAGTGCCGCTGGAAGTCAGAATGTAGTCTGTTGTTCCAATTGGTAAAAATGTTGTGGTACTTGGCGCGCTTTGGTACGCAATTGCACCAGCGGTTCCGCCGGGTAAGTTACCGCCCGCGGAAGTAGAGTTAGCCAGAAGCGTAACAACACCACTGCTGTTCTTAAAAAACAGTTTACCGTCAGTGGTATTCAGTGCCAACTCGCCGGGAATCAGGTTCGCAGGCAAGGGCGCCGCAGACGCGGTGGAACTGAAGTACAGTTGAATTGGTGTGTATCCCGTTTGTGCCATGTTTATTTCTTCTTATCGGGTATAGTACGAAACATTAGGACGGAAATAAATCGGAGACTTATCGCGGTCCTCATCTTCAGCAGACAGTGTTGCCTCTGCCGCGTCTTGTTTCAACATTTGAATTCGTGCAGGATCAATACCGGGCAACAATTTGGCCAAACGATGTGACAACTGGCCTTGGATGGCTGGCACCCAACGGTCTGGAATAGCAACCTCGTTTGTCAAACGACCCACGTCTTGTGGTTGCAACTCAATGATAAATTGAAACACTTGAAACGCGTTCTGTGGTACAGGCCACACGTTGATCTGCGGTGTGACTTGACGGTCCATCCAGTACTGCAACGCGCGCACACTGGGGAAATCTTTGTTAGGCAGGCTGAAGTAGTCGTTGCGATTCATGCGTGCCATAGGGATGTCCTGTTGGACAGAGGCCAATGACAACGCCTTCACCACGATGGGTGTTGTGCCTGTGTTACGGAAGCGCCAGAAACCCGCGGCGGGGGCGCCGTCAATCTGCAGGTAGCCCCAGTTGTTGACCGCACTGTTGCTCACCGTGCCAATGTTGCCCCAAGTGATGTCGTCGTAGCTGTACTCAACAGTCAGCGTTGTGTTGGCTGTTTCGCAATAGAAACCAGCGCTTAAGAAACGTGGGTTGCCTTGGAAGTACGCCTTGGCAGACGCGCCAGCCGCAATTGTGTAAGGCACATTCAACGTGGTGGTGTTGAACACCAGTGTGTTGTCGATTGTCGGTGACGGCGTGGTTAACGTGCGGTAGTTGGCCTCGCGAATGTCCACAGTGCCCACAGGCAGTGTGTATGCGCGCTGTTGTGCCTCGCTACCCATCACAATGTAGTCAAGCAACCACAGGTTCACACCGCGGTTAGACAGGTTGATCAAGATGTACCACAGCGCCTGACGGGCCGCGTTGATGTACTCTGGCGTCAACTCCTCTGACAGCTTGCCAGCTTCTTTGTAGGCAAACGAAATCATCTGGTCAACCGAAATAGTGGTTTGACCAGTTGTGTTAGAGGTGTTGTCGTAGTTGCTTGCCATTATTTTTTCTTAACGCGCTCTGGAAGTTTCTTCTGAGCAGGGCCGGCTTTTACAAACTCTTTGCCGACAGATTGCTTGATGCCTACCTTTTTGGCAAACTCGGGGGAGTGAGCCACTCCCTGCATCAAACGCTGTTGTGACTTAGACTTGATGGGCATTATTTGCCTGCCTTACCACCGTAGCAAAACTTCTCAACGGTTTTCTTGGGGCCTTTAGCATCAGGCTGTTTGTCGATGCTCTTAGTGCCAATTAAACCACCAGCCTTGTACGTGCGCACAGTGCCCTTCATTTTGGCACGGCCCCCTTTTTTAAGCTTAGACAGGTCTGTCTTCTCGCCACCGTGCTCTTGCTCGTCGTGCATCTTGATCGCTTTTTTAACGATCTTTTTGTCTTGAGCAATGTCGGCCGCCTCAGACTCGTAGTCTTTCTTAGAGTGGTCGATACGTGGTTTGTAGTTTGTTGCCATTTTATTTCCTCTTTGTTTTTGCAGAGTCTTTAAACGCCTGCGCCGTTGGTGCACCCTTGGTGCCGGGTTTTCTTATTGTCTCTACAGGACGCCCTTCGGCTTTTTGCTTTTTGATGCGTTCCTGCTTTGCGTGAATGTTTGCGTAGAGTCCGGGCTTCATCAGCAGTTCCAACTCTTGAGTGACGCTTTGGCGCGTTCTGCTGGGCCTTTAGCCTTAGCTACCACACCTTCCATCCGCGCACAAAAACTTGCTTTACGGCCCGCGTCTGCCTTGGTCTTAGGGTTTGGCGCAGGAGGCTTCAAGTTTGAATTATTCTTGGCGTTGTACTCGGCGCGACCTTTTGCCGTCATTCCCGCGCCCTTTTCGGTGGGGTTGTACGTCTTGTCTTTTCCCGTGGTTTTACGGGGAATGGGTTTGTCGTGTGCTCGTGCCATAGTGTTACGCTCCTATAGATAATTACCCATAAAAAAGGGCCGACATGCCCTTAAAGTAAAGCGCATTCGGCCGTTCGTCTTTTGAGTAAACCGGGCAAAACCTTGCCCCCACCCTTGGTCCAGAGCATGAGTTGCTCTTTGGCACCCTCCCAGTCTTGGGCGTTGATTTTGCGCTTTAGTGTGGAGGTCTGTAGACGTCCAATTCCAAGGTTGTAGCAGAAGTCCACGATGGCGTTGAGCTTGCCAATATCACCCTGAGAGGCTAACACCAACAGTCCGGGACACTGCCTTATAACCCCCGGCGCGTAGGTGTGTAGGAGTTCTGTCATGAGGAGCGCACGGGCTGTGGGCTCGTCCATGGAAGCGTCCTGTAAGGTCACCTTGCGCCCGTCAGAGTAGTACGTTGACCCGTACCCTATTGTGGCTACGCCGGCAGGGCACAGGTATGGTTTGGACCTGAACCCCTCAAACCGGCGGCATAGTTCTGCGGCCAGTTCTAGGTTCATAATCCGCGCTTAGACAGTGTGCGGTCAAGGAACCAATAGTTAATGGTGCCCGACAGCAACGCAGAAAAGTCTGGTGTCATCATGGTGCGGAACACGTCGACTGCAAGCGCACCGCCAAGCCACGCGTTGTATGCGAACCAAACGTGGATGAATGACCACACAAACAACACCCAGTAAGTTACTACAGGGCGCACAGAAGCTGACAGGCTGGCTACCCAGCCGCCTGCGGCCTTGACCATTTCGGCCTGCTGGTTGATCGCCGCATTGAATGCGTCCATTACGCCAACGTCCACAGCGGCCTCGCGGTTAGCGCCAATCTCTGCTAACTTTTGTTGGCCACGTTGGGCCTCCAAGTCGCACTGGAACTTGAACATGTTGAGTTCATGCTCACGTTCGTTTTTCTTATCCATCCACTTGAGCACCTCGGGCGCCAAACGGAAGATGCCTCCAAAGATAGAGCCTAACAGGCCTCCGCTTAAAATCTCTAACATGCTTATTCCTTACAAGGGGGTTTTTTGTCTTCGTTCTGCATCAGCTTGATACCAGACAGGAACCCAATCATGCCGCCGATCAGAGTAGAAAA